TTATACACTTTAGCTTTTTTTAATGTTGAATCAAAATACATTTGACCAGCAACTGCTGTACCAACTACAGCCTCAACAGCTGCATTGTTTACAAAACTTGGTAATTTAGGAACGGTTGGTATTAGATCTGATTTTTTTATTGCAACAGTGATGTACTTATCATCCCTTTTAGGATCTAGTTCACCCACTGCAATTAAGGCATCATCACTGGCAGATGTAATTATTCTTCCATCTTTCTTCCAGTTGAACCAATTTAATATATCCATTATTAAAAAATTTATATAAACATTATTAATAATATACAAAAAAGTTTTGATAAAAAAAAGCCCCGGTAAAAACCAGGGCAATTTTTATAAATAAAAAATTTAAATCAAAGCTACTGTGCAAATAATTCCAAGTATGAATGATATAATGCACATTGCTAATATTGTTAAGTTTGCTTTAGCAGTCTTCTCAGTGTCTTCTTGCCACATGTTGTAGACTTTGTTATACACTGGAGTGCGCCAAAAGTTTTGTAGTTCATACAGAACATACAAAGCAACAAACCCTATTAACATGTATAAAACAATCATAAACTATCAATCCTTCGCTGCAAATATACTAAAGCTTTTTGTAAATCCTCTTTAGTTTTAGTAGAATCTTTCTTACCAGCTCTTGCAACATACTTAATTACGTTACCTAAATAGAAGTCTTTATCAAGTTCCCAAGCTTCCAAAACTTTGAAAACTTCGTACTTAGCATCAGCACCACCATAGTGTTTTGGTCTTAATGCATCATTATGTGATGTAGGAGATTTAAGCTCAGACCACTTAGGCATATTGTCCAGCACAGCTTTATTATAATCTTGTGGATCAATCCACTTAGGCTCTTGAGTCATTGTAACATTTGTTTTTTTCAGATCTTTCATAACAGCTCTATTATACTGTTCATAACGCATTTCATTCATTTTAGTATACTATTGCTACGTCAAACTCTTTTACTAATAACTTAATCTTACCATCTAGATCTATCTTCTCTGCTCCTTCTAAAGCAAATGTTTGAACATATACTTTGTCCCCAGCTTTTACTTTCTCTACTTCATCTCCCACAGAGTGAACTTCTAACTGTGTCCATTTCTTGATAGCTTCTTTTTCGCGCTCAGCTTCTTGTGCTGGTGATAACTCTACCGCTGCTTTCTTAATCTCCGGTACGTTAATCAAAATTCTTTTTCCTAATAATTTCATGATTTCTTATTTAAACGTGATTACTTTTACTACTGCCATTTGTGCACTTACTAACTCTCCTATAGCATGATCAAATAGCAAGCTCTTAATAGGGCCCCTAGATTCATCATTAGTGTAGCTATCTTTTAAAATATTAGCTATCTCAGCCATATACTGCTTTACTTTAGCTACACCAGCATCATTACTTGGATTGAACTCAATTCCTACTAGCTCTTCTCCAAATGAAAGTATCTTAGTTTCATTTACTCCAGATACATCTTCACCCATTTCTACAATAGACTTATTCATTTCTTTTTTGTTTTATTAATTAATAACCATTGAAGCCATCCCTTTAATACTTCAACTTTTTGTCTGTTTGTTGACTTGCTCATAACTATTTATTTTCGGTTTTCTTTACTTTAACAAATTTACTCTCGTACTCATCAGGAGTGTATACACTAAAGTGTCCATCATTACCTTTTACTATATAGTATCCAGGAGCAACTTTTCTAGGCCCGGTAAAAGTCTCTACATATAAAGTAAGGACATTTGTATTTACTGGCTTTATAAATTCTGCCTTTCTTCCTACAAAATCAAATACTGTTTCTCTGTCACCTTCATTAAATTTGAGTACATCAAAATACTCAGGCTTTCTCATACATCTTTCAACCATTATGCATCAAATTTACTATTCATAAAATTACTAGGAAGCTCATCCACTTCTTGGAAGTCTTCTTCAAAGTCTCTTGCTAATAAATCAAATTTTGCTTTTTCTAATAAACCTACCAGAACTGGAATAGACATTTTGTTAACCTTAGCTATTCTTACCTCAAATGTATTGTCACTATTTGAAACAATTTCCAAAAGGGTAATAGGTTCCTTACTCTTACTGTTTTTGTTACTCTTACTGTTTTTCATTATAAGTTTGTTGGTTCAACAAATATAGAAAAATTATTTACTAAAAAAATTCTTTTTTGGTTGTTCTTTTTTATCAAGACCAAGCTTTTCAATAATCTTATTAGCTTCATCTTCAGCAAAGGTGATTGCTTCTTCTTCAGTATCCTTTATATTATAGTTATGTAAAAGTATGGCCATGTGCATAGTCTCATGCATTATAGCTGTACATTTTTGTGTAAGGCTGTATTTATTGAATGTTCCTAGGTTAATAAATAAGAATGGTTTATGTGGTGCTTTAGCAGTAAGTTTCTTGTCAGCTGGGTCATAGTTACTCCATCCATAAATGTATACACCATTTCCAACAGTCTTATCCACCTCTTCTGCTTGAGCATCTTTACGGTTTAACCCGTGCATTTCATCTACCTTGTAATAATCAAATATCTCGGTAGCATTGTTACCCGCAAGGAAAACATACTTTCCCATGTCAATCTTTTTCATACAGTAAAATTTAATAACGCAAAGATATAAAAAAACCCAAGCAGTAATTCTTGATCAGAGAAACTTACTTGGGTGTTGCTACAGTTATACTTGACAGCTTTCCTGTGCAGAGAAGGCCAGAGAGTGAGCGAGCAGATCTTACGGTATGCCCTCCTGGCACTGAGCCTGCAGATTCTATCTACAGGGATGGAGTGCGCTTCTTCTAAGGCTCGAACTTAGGACCCCCAGATTAACAGTCTAGTGCTCTAACCAACTGAGCTAAAGAAGCAAAAACCCAGGTGAGGTACCTGGGCTTTCATTATTAGGCATATGCGGAAACAGCCCAAAGAACGACACATGCAAATGTAATAACTTTTCCTACATCACATATATTCTCTTAAAAATTTTTTATAAAAATTTTATGATCAGTAAAGACCCCCCCACATGTTACCAAGTGGTAACTTACCCCATGGTAATATAGCTCTGAGAGATATACTGGTATTTGGGTATTTGGGTTTACTATATGGAAGAGATGATGATGGGTCCTCTATAAAGAGGCCCCGCCCCAACGCACAAGCCCCTCCACCCCCCACACAGTCCTAACCCTGAACTCTATATATATAATATTTAAATATATTTTTCTTACAGAAAAATACTAACCCTTACATGTACTAAATAATTAAAACTAAATATTATGGAAACTATAAATGTGAAAGTTTGTCCTGGTTCTCAAGATTGGTCAATCGGTTTGTTTGATATTGATAATAAGAATTGGTATCAAATAAATAGTAAGTATGCTAAGGCCTGTGGTCTTAAAGTTGGAACCATTACATTCATTGATTGTGTATTTAAGAAGAATGGTAAATACACAAATGTGGATAAGATAATTAGGGTGTATAAAGAAAGTAAGGCTAAATAGCCTTATTTCTTTTTTCCCTTTTTTTCTACTAACCCTCAACATATATAAAAATATATACTCTCATCCAAGCAGGATATTCTTATGTCAAGTAGATAGTATTAAATACTATTGGCAGTAGTAACTGTAATGCCTTGTTAGAACTAAGGACATTAGATAAAGAATATAAACTCTAGAGACAGAGTCAAGGGTTGCAACCTTGTGAGAGTACTATACTGTTTCCTGATTGAACTGAACAAATGATGTTCTCATAGCAGTATTATTATGTAACAATCAGAGGCATTCTCCTTAAAGGCTTTGGAGATGTAAGTACCGTAAAAGGAATTAGCCACTCAAGAAGAGAGAACTATAAGTGTTCTCTCTTTTTTTCTTCTAACCCTTAACTTTTAATAAATAATTTAAAACTAAATATTATGGACAAAATTGTAAGAGTAGCATTGGCAACAAAGTTTGGTGACAATGTAAATGAAATAATGGAGATAGCTAATATGACTCCAAATGCAGAACATGCAATAGAGCTATTGTTAGGAATATATGAAGAACCTATATTTAAGGCACTTCATACTTATACTTATAAATATAAGGGTGAAGCATTTAAGAATCTAAATGCGGCATGGAATGGTTATAATCCATGGACAAGAACATTAAGTGTGACTGTGTCAAGACCTATAACTAAAGAAATCTGCATCTTAAAAGAGAATGATGACATAGTTACTAAAAATAATTATAAGGAATATGAAATAGACCGTGATAAAGTATCTGTGGATAGAGATGCTTGGAAATGGAAACATGTTGTCCTTGATGAAAAGGAAACTGTAATAGAATTCATTGAAGGTGATGATCTAGCAGGATGGTATGAAACAGAATTATATGCAGAGTGTTAAGCACTCTGTATTCTGTTTTCTTCCCTCTTTTTTTTCTAACCCTTAACTTGAATTGATAATTAATTTATAATCTTTAAATG